GCCGTCAAACCCCACCACCTGTCCCGGCTGACCGGTAAGCTTGTTCTGCTTGGCGGCGAAGAGCGCCCCGTGGGCGGCGGTATCCTCCTGGTGGCCCTCCAGCGCGGCCGCCGCCGTCCCCGCCGGGTCGGACGCTTCCTTGGCTTCTTGGGCCGCAGTATGGGCGGCTTCATCAGCGTACGCAAAGATATCCGTCACTTTATTCTGAGGATCATATACAGACTTGACCATATCCCCGGCGCCCTGGCCATCCGCACCGTTGTAGACCTGGAACGTGTACGCGCTCCCATCGGTCAGGGTGATGGTATAGACGTCCGTGGTCCCAGCCGTACCGCTTCCATCCGTGCGTTCAATGCTCTGAATACCTACTCCCGCGTCTCCCTGATCTCCCTTGGGGCCCGGGTCCCCTCTGTCTCCCTTTTGGCCCTCCGGGCCTGCGTCCCCAGTATCTCCCTTGGGTCCCGGCGCGCCCTGGGGACCAGCCTCTCCGGTAGGTCCGGTCTCTCCAATTGGCCCGGCGTCTCCTCGGGGACCGATAGGGCCGGTGTCCCCAGTATCTCCTTTGGGCCCTGGTACGCCCTGGGGCCCGGTCGCTCCAATGGGGCCTTGGGGTCCTGTGCCGCCCCGTTCGGCTATGAGCATGTAATCCGCCCCGTCTGCTGGAGCCGCGCCGGTCACATCCCGCAATACCAGGTAAGAGCTTCCGCTGTATCTCACCACGTCCAACCGCTCATATTGCGCAGCCGGGTCATACTCCCCCCGGGGCACTAAGGACACGCGCCCTAAATTCGTACTAGTTTCCATAGCTCAATACCACCTCCAAATCCGGGCCGTTTAACCGAAATTTTGGCCCGGTATATTCGCCGTCCGCATACATATAGAGCTCCCCGGACTTGGTGTCCAGAAAAAACGCGGCGTACATCAGATTTCCCCTTGCCGCCTCGCCGGTGTCCACATACGTCCGGCTTTCGGCGTTCCACGTCCACCAGCGGCCATCCTGGATGATAGGCGGCTTCCCGCTGTACTGCTGGGCGGAAAGTGCGCTGTTCGCCGCCTCGGCGGCACTGCCGGCGGCTCCCTCCGCCGATTTCGCGGCCGCATCCGCCATGCGCTCCGCCGTGTCCGCCGCGCCCTTCGCCCCCTCCACATAGACCGAAACAGCGGCCTTGGCGTACTGCTTCCACTGCGCCCCGGTCATATGCCGGGCCTCGCCCTGCTGCTCCACGGGGAGAAGCGTATCGTCATACAGGTCCGCTATGCCGGGCAGGCCGCCTATTGCGGCCTCAGCGGCCGCGTCAAGGCCGCCTATGGTTTTGTCAGCCATCCTCGTTTACCTCCGGCGCAGAAGCCAAATTGTACGCGGACCGCAGGTGTACGCGCGCCGCGGACATAAGGTCCGCCGCGTCCCCGCTCACCGGGATGGCCGAAATCAGCTTAAACGCCTGGTCAATTTCCTTTTGCAGATCAGTCATGGGATTCTCCTTTCCAGCTCCGCGACCCGGGCCTTTACCCGCTGTGTCTGCTCGATCAGCAGGGGGATGAGCTCCCCGTACCGCAGGGCGTAGTCCCACCCAGCGCCGTCCGGCCGCTCCGATTTGATAAACCCGGCAAAGTCCCGGCTGGGGACCCCCAGCGCCGCCATGGCCGCCTCCACGTCCTGAGCGCCCAGCCCCAGGTGCCGCCGTCCGCTCTCCCCATCGGTGAAGATGAAGCTCATGGGCTTGAGGGCGTCGAACAGCGCGTCATAATCATCCAGGCCGTACCGAACCTCCTTTTTCAGCGTCAGGTCGGAGGTCTGAATGGTGGCGTTGTTGGCGTACACATCGCTCCACTTGAACACGCTGGTGCCCAGCGGGGACACGTTGCGGGAAACGAATGGGCCGTTGACGGCAATCTCCGCCGCGTTGATCCACAGGTAGTGGTTGTAATTTTGCAAGTACAAATCTCCGGCGTTGGCGGTCAGGCGCATGGCGGCGTAGCTCATGACATCCACCGCGTAGGCGGAGGAAGACGAGGAGCCCAGCGTAATCCTGCCCGAGAGGCCCCCGTAAGCGTCCAGGAGGGATACCGATCCGCCTTGCAGCGAGGTGGCCTTCACCGTCCCGGTCATGAGCATGGAGCCGTCAATGTAGGTCGAACCCGGATAGGTCCAGCCGCTGACCGCGCTCTGCGCCCTGTTGGCGGCGGACAGCGCCGAGCTGGCTGTGGACTGCGCCGAGCTGGCCGCGTTCTGGGCGTTCGCAACCTGGCTTTTTGCGTCGTAGGCCAGATCTCCCCAGGTGATGGCGCCCGTGAGCCGCAGGTCGTTGACGTTGATTCTGCTGGCGTCCAGCTCTTCCGTCTTGATCCCGCTGGCGTCGATCTGTCCGCCGTCGATGGTCAGGGTGCTGCCCTGGGCGTTGGTGACGGTCACGCCGTCCGCCGCAATGCGCAGGGTCTGGGAAAGCCCCTTCTCCGCGTCCTCCACCCGGCCGGTAATGCCGCTCAGCTCCACGTCGATGGCGGAGGACAGGCCGTTGAGCCCATCGGACACCTCCAACCGGATCAGCTCCGCCGTCTTAGTGATGCGGGAGTTGGTCCGCGCGATCTTCCGGGTGAATTCCCGGGTCGTGGGGCCGCCCGCCGGGTATTCGTCCTCCAGCTCTGATTCGCCCGGCGCGGCAATGCCGGAGTATCCGCTTCCGTCGTCGCTCAGCCTGGAGATCACAGAGTACAGCCCCCCTGCCGTCACTCCGTCCCCCAGCTCCGCGCTGGGGTCAAGGGCCGCGTCATCCGCGCTGAACATCCGGTATTGAACGCCCTTTACCTGTGTCAATATGGCCTCCGCCATGGCCTGGGTGGCGTGGGGGCAGTCCGCCAGCAGCTCCCTGCCTGTGTCGTCCCCGGCGGTGACGCTGTTTTCATCATCCAGCAGGAAGGTGACCCGGGAGATGGGGCGTTGTACACCGTTATTCTCCATCCCGGTCAGGTCCAGGCCCACGAAAAACTTGTCAGACAAGGAGTTTTACACCCCCCAGCGTGATGGCGTCGCCGTGCTCGGTGACGAGGTGGTTTGTCTCCGGCGGGATGGACAGCAGGGGGACCAGCAGCAATTTCCCCTCCCCGGTGATGATCCAGTTTCCGGCGTGAGCGGCGGCGATCCACTGAAGATGCTGCCGGATGCTGTAGTAATCCCCGCTCTCGCTCTCCGGGTCGCTGGCCGGATAGTCGATGGCGCAGGCCGGGTTGAGACGGGTCCTGGGGTCAATCTCAACCTCCATAATTCTGGCGAATTCCGCCACGGCCTCCGGCATGGGCAGGGGGAATTCCAAAGATTGATCCGGCTCCCAGGACTGCTCCGCACGGCGCATGGCGTCAAAGGCCTCAATCGTCCAGTACCCGTCCTCCTCCCCCGGCGGTTGATAAAGAACACGCCCTTGGGGAGCCATTCGCTGACCCGCTCGCCGTTGCGCAGACGGATGTACCGCTTAATCACCGCCCCCTTGGGGACGCTTTCCGCAAACAGGGAGAGGGTCAGCTTTGCCGTGGCGGCGTTTCCGATTCCGAACCGCTCGTAGAGCCCGCTGTCCACGCTGTGGGTGACCTCCACATCCGGGCCGTATATCTTCCCGGCGATATCAAATTGATACTCCCTGGCGGTCCCTGGGGTACGCCACAGGGCTTTCCACAGGGTGCTGGTTGCCTGAGCCATTGCGCACACCTCAAATCTCGTGCAGATTGAAGGAGATGCCCTTCCATACCAGATTCCCCTTATCGACAACCTGGTGCAGCTTTGCGGGGAGCTGGGAGCAGTAGAATTCTCTGGTCTGGTCCCCGTGGAGATCGTGATACCGGACGGAAAACTGCGCGGCGTGCAGGTCTGTGTCCAGCTGAGCGGCCAGCTCCTCCGGCATGGGCCGCATTTTGAAGGACAGGTTCCGCTTCTCCGTGATTTTGTCCCGGCGCATGTTCCCCGTCTTGACCCGGACGGTTTTCTCGCTGTCCAAATCGTCCCGGCTCCAGTCGTAGCCGTCGTCCTCCACCCAGCGGGTGTAGTCGTGGCCGTTGATAACCAAAATGTTCATCACTGCCCACCTCAAATCAAAAGAAGCTGCTTCCCGGCGGAAGTGGTGACGCTGTTGATCGTCTTGATTGCGGTGCGCCCGAATACGGAGCCGTCCACCATAATGACGTGCCCGCTCTTGACCGCGCTCAGGATGGCTTGGAGCAGCTGAATGAGCTCGGCGCTCCCTCCGCCCGACTCCTCCCGGACGATCTTTCGGATCAGGTCCTCCGGGGCCTCCAGGTTGTTGCCGCTGCGCTGGTCCCCCAGCACCGCCATGAACTCCCGGTTGGGTGGGATCACCGCGCCTTTGGCAAGGCGGGGGATTTTAGCTTCTGGGATGCTGGGGATGTTGATGCCGAAAGACTTCCCGCCCACTATGGGCACCCACTCGGGCAGACTGAAATGGATGGTGTTCAACTTACTAATCAGCCAGTTGATTCCCCGAATAATCAGATTGACAGCGCCTTCCAGTGTGGCCACGATGCCGTTCCATACGTTCTTGAAAACACCCGCGACGCCTTTCCAGGCTTTTTCCCAATCCCCTGTAAATACGCCTTCCACAAAGGTTGTGAAATCGTTGAAAATGCTTTTGAACAACTCCACAACAGGCGCGATGGCGTCATTGATGCCATTGAAGAGTCCATCCATGAGGTAACCGCCCAATTCTGCCATGACCTTGGACGGAGAGTGGATTTTAAACACCTCTTTGAACCCGTTGACGAGTGGGTTAAGAATATGCTCCTTTATCCATGTTCCGATATTTTTCACGGCCTCGATTATGCCGTCCAAAAGCCCCTGAAATGTAAACTCTCCGTCCTCGAACGCGGTATCGTGCCACCACTCTACTACAGAATCCCACGCGTCCTCAATCAGCCCCCACAGAAAAGTTGCAGCGGCCCCAAATGCAGCGCCAATTGCAGTAAAGCACGATTCTGCAGTACCTGCCCAGTCCACATTTTCAAGGAACACCGCAACCTGACGTCCGATTTCTTGCCAGTCTATTTTCGCCAGCGTTTCAGTCATGGAGTCAAAGAATCCCATCGCGGTATCGCTTGCCGCTTTGGCCAGCTGCGGCATATCCAGTTCTAAAAGGAACCCCGCCAGCGTTTCCAGCGCAATCTTGAACTAGGCCCACAGCAGCCGTCCGAAGTCGTACCAGTCAATTTCCGACACGAGCCCGTTGACGCACCCAGCAAGCCCGCCGCCCAGAGCTATCCAGTCAAAGGTGTAAATAAGCTCTGTTAGGAATTGTAAGGCCAGATTCAGCCCCGCCCCCAAAGCTTGCCCCAGCTGATACCAGTTGATGTCACCCACAAGGCCGTTGAACGCCCCCGCCAAATCCCGGCCCAGCTGCTCCACCTTGTCCAGCACTCCGGGGAAGGTTAACATATTGTAGAGTTTTTTGGTCAGACTGTTCAGCCAATCAGAGAAACCCTTAAACGCCTCCTTTAATTTTGGAATGCCGTTCAACATCCCATCCAGGAGGGCGCTGAACGCCTCGCCCCAGTCCGGGAAGGGCGTGTCCTCATACTCCCAGTCGAACAACGGCCCAGCGCCGTCAGCGGGGGCACCTCCTCCGCCGCCCTGTTTTTCGGTTTGAATAGAGTTGATTTCATCGAACCCGGCCAAAGAACCAGCCGCATCTTCCGCCGCGCTGCCTGCAGCTTCCGTGGCCTTCGCCTGACCATAAAGGGCCTTAGCATTCTTCTGAGCCTGTTTTGCTGTCGTGCCAAACAGAACCGCTGTAAACTGAGAGACAGCAGCGATCACCCGGGAGAGCACATTCATGAGGCTTGTAAGCGCTGGGAGCACCGCGTCGTAGATGGGCTGAAACGCTGTCAGAAGTACGCCTTTAAGCTGTTGCAGAGAGCTGGAAAACTGTCCATTTACTGTCAGATACGCCCCCATTTGGTCTCGTAAGATGGACAAGCCTTTATAAATGACAGAGAAAACCAGGGCCTGTTTGATTGTCCTGCCCAACCACTTGAATGTACTGCCAAGGGATTTTGACAAGCCTGAAAAGACATTCAGCCTCTTCGTCACCTTAATCAGATTTTTTCCAAATGATTTGATGATTTTCGCGCCTTTGGAAAATACGGAATTTAAAATTTTAGGCAGGTTCTTAAACGACTCTGGAATTTTCCGTATATTGTTTAATACAGAGGAAATTCCATCATCTATTGCCCCCACAGCTGTCTTCGCCATCCCCGCAAGCCCGATTTTCGCGCTGACCGCAAGCTCTTCAGACAACCCAGCGAGCTTTGTCCTCATATCAACTACGTCGCCAAAAGCTTCATTTATCGCCGTAACCGCTGATTGCTGCTTTTTGAGTCCTTCTAAGATAGAGCTTAACCGCTCATCCGCTTGGGCGAAGATGGGAGTCATTGCCTTCCTGCTCGCCTCCTCAATCTGCCGGACCAAGTCCCCCGCCTCCACCTTCTGGCGGTTCAAAGTGTCCTCCGCCTCGCTCAGCTGGGCGGCATACCGCTCGGCGGCGTTCTGGGTCTTGTTCCACTCCGCCTGAAGGGCGTTGACCCTCGTCTGTTGGTCCCTGCGTTCCTGCTGGACCACAGGAATCTGCATTTTTGCATCTTCACGCGCTCCGGCCCCAAAGCTTTTATCCTTCGCCACGGCCCGAATTTTGGCCAACTTCTCCTCGATCTCATGGAGCTTAGCCTTTTCCCGGTCCAGCGTTTTCATGTCAAATAGGCCCTTTTCTCTGGCCTCGTCCCGTTTAGCGCTGAGCTCGGCGATTTTCTGTTCCTGCTTTTCAATTTTCTTGGTCAGCCCTGCTAAGTCCTTCTCCAACTGGGCATTATCCAGTGCCGTGGAGAAAGTAATGGAATTATCGTGCGTACCGCTCACCTCCAATCAAAAATAAAACCCCGCTACCTCATACAGATAGCGGGATTTTGGTCCATATATAGAATGATGTGTTACTCTCTCAATGCAGCGCCGATATTGTCCCGAAACACCCCCAGCAGGAGCTTGAAAAGATTTGGCAGCGCTATGATTGCCCACATAATAACCACCGAGAATACTATTCCACCCTTATCTGCATCCATTGACAATTCCGGGGTTGAAACAACCGTGCCCAAAACCCCCAAAAATAAAAGCCCCAAAAGTGCTCTAATAAGGCCATTCTTAATTTTCCCGACATAGAAATTCTCTATGCCGAGAATGCCAACAGCGCCGATCAGCCACCAGATAAGGGCGGTTTTCTTTTTCCTGTCGCTCGTGCTTGTGGTATAGTTGGACATTTTCGATTCCTCCAATGATTTTTTATGCTTTATCTATCATTGGATAATAACATATTGGCTCATAATTTTCAACATGAGGTTTTATTATATGGACAAACCGCGAGCAATGTGGTATTTTGTAAACGGGGGTGGCAATCATGGGAATTTTCTCTGGCTTTTTCAAGCAAAGGAATAGAAGTAAACCTTATGATGATAAAGAAATAGACAAGTGCTTGGCTGAGACAGATAGAATATTGGGGGCGCATTTGCATAAGAGTGAGGATGAGCTCCCGACGCTGTATGATAAAGCGATTGATCTAATCTTTCAGCACGGATATGCGGGCGCATCTCTATTAGAGAGATATCTTAGAATTAGTTTTAAGAATGCTTGCGATATACTTGATTACTTGGAATCTTGCGAAATTATCGGATCGTCTTCTGCTTTGGCACCACGAAAGATATTAGCTCACAGTGCAGAAAAAGCAAAAATAATGGCTCACAGGTCAAGAAAACAATCTCTAAAAGTTGATTGCTCCCAAATTATACAGGACGAAATGAACTGGCGCAGAGAGCAAATGGGCTTATCTCCGATTGAATGCGAGTTTCAAAGAATTGACAGCATGGAAGGCCACGAGTTTGAATATTGGTGCGCCGAACTTCTCAGAAAGAGCGGCTATACCAACGTTGAGGTCACCAAAGGCAGTGGCGACCAGGGCGTAGACGTGCTAGCGGTCAAAGATGGTATCAAGTTTGCCATTCAATGCAAGTGCTACTCATCAGACCTGGGGAACAAACCTGTTCAGGAAGTCTACACTGGGAAAGCTATATACGGCTGTCAAATCGGGGTCGTTATGACGAACAGGCATTTCACCCCCGGCGCAAAGGAACTCGCTGCCGCCAATGGTGTTCTACTGTGAGACCGGGAAAAACTGGAGGAAATGCTAACCACCGCCGCCCCCTGATGGGGCGGCTTTTTTATCTTTCCGCTATCTCAATATAAGGTTTTCAAGGTACATCAGGCTCGATCAAAACCCCCAAGCCCCCGCCCGCTCGTCCTCCTCTCTGGTATACTTCCGCTTGAAGTCCACCAGATGCCGGTTGTTCCGATACCACTCCTGGTCCTGCTTGTCCAGCGGCTTTCCTCTGGCCAGCCTGTCCCGCACCTGGACGATCTGGGCAAAGGTACAGTCCCCGATCTCATAGAACGCCGCCAGGAAGGTCCACCAGTGCAGGTACTCCGCCGCCCGAACCTCCAGCCCCATCACCCGGTTAATGGGGGCCGCGATAGACTGGAAGTCCTGTTCCCAGTCCACCAGTTTGGGGGCCTTGCGGGGCGCTTCCTCACCGCCTCCGTTGATAAAGCGCAGGCACTGTTCCACCGCTTCCTGGTAGTGCTCCGGCGGCATGCCGTCCAGTCCCGGGTAAAAGATGGTCAGCGCCGCAATGGACCGCTCCCGCCCATCCAGCTCCGGGTCGGAGAGGGCTGCGCAGATGTCCAATGCCGCCCGGTAATCCGAGCGTATCTCATACTCCGCGCCCCCTATCTCCATCCGGGTGGGCAGACGCTCATTCCACGGGGACGGCATGATTCTTCCGGGCCTGATACTTGGCCGTGTACTTGACGATCCGGCCCTCCCGCTTGGCCAGGTTGTCCCGGACGCTCTCGTCCATCTCGTCCATGATGGCAAACACGAAGTTCTCCAGCACGGACAGGCCGTCGGCCAGCGCCGTCAATCGGATGCCGGGGAACACCTGGGCGCAGAACCCCTCGCCAAACACCGAGTCCACGGCCTCCCGCATCCGCTTGTCGCTGGACCGGGAGTGGTCGAACAGCTTGGCCAGATCCTCCGTCTTGTCCTGTTTCTTCCGGGTCTCCGCCTCAATGGCCTCGATCTTCCCCAGCAGGGTGTACAGGGTGTCCATGAATCCCACGTCCGCAGGGTTGAAGCGGATGACCCGCCCGCCGTTGACCGCCATTTCCACCAGCCCTGTTTCAAATTTCAGCTCTTTCATCAGGTTTCAGCCTCTCCTTTCGGGGTGAAGGTGATAACGCCCTCCGGCGACACGCTGGCGGAGCCCACCTCCCGCCGGCCGCCGAAGGTGACGTCGATGGGCATGGTCAGGGAGCCGCCTCCTCCCAGGCTGGAGGGCTTCACCATAGAGCTGTGATAGCGCTCCGCGAACACATTTCCCGCCTCGTCCTCGGCGTACAGGTGGACGCGAAGCAGGTCCTGGTTGCACAGCGCCGGAGCGTCCTGGTCCACCACCGCCAGCTCCCACACCTTCTGCTGGTAAGGGTCTCCGGCGTCCAGCTCGCAGGGGTCGAAGGTCTGGGAGATGGTGGGGGTCTTCATGGTGGTATAGGTGTCCCCCAGAATGTCCTGCTTGGTCTCCTCGCTCCAGTCCAGCTCGGCGGAGCTGTCCTCCACCCGCTTGCCCAGACGGCCCCATCTGGGGGCCTCGGCGGTGCCGAAGTTGCCGCACACC